TAAGGTTAACTCTAACATGATGCCATGTGCTTCCTGAGACATTAAGATTAATTGCCCTGTTGGATCCACCACTACCTAACAACCAATCTTTACTGTCGTCTCTCTGATTCTCTAGCACTGTGTTGGTAATGTTAAAAGTTATTGTACCATCCATCTGGAAAATCTGAATCCAAACACCTGTGGTCCTCTTAGTCCATATTGTTCTAGTTAAATTTATTGTATTAACTCTAGGTGTCGAAGAGGTTTTCGCAGCGATCTGCCAAGGAGAAACAGTATCAGTGCCAGAGCAGACACAGTCTATAACCTCAAGCGTAGTATTGCTGTCTCTCTTAAATTCATGTGTACCATCTAATGAGAGAATGGCACCCGTATCTAATTTACCATCCTGAGGTGTCTGAGCCTTATACCTAACAGTAAGATCA